CAACAGGCGCTTCTTGCGCATCCATCAATGCAGCCATCATCTCGACGGCTTCCATGACATACTCATGCCCTTCAGACATTTTCTCAAAGACGGTCTGCAAGACTATGAGTGACTCGCCCGAGACCTCGCGGCCCTCTTTCACGGCTTGAATCGCGTTGGCCAGAGCCTCGCGAGCTTCGACCGAGGTGGTTGGGTATGCGGGGTACGTGACTACTGATACATCACCGTCGGCCAGTGACACTTCAGTTAGAGTGCGGACTGTGCGGTCTGTGTTGTACTTTTGGCGTATAACGCGGAATGCAAAGCTCATCTGGTCAACGTCGCCGCGCTCAATGAGTGTGTACAAGTCGCGTGCTTCGCTGGTGTCTGGTAGTTCTGCATCGAATCTTAAACCGAACTCGTCTTCAGTGAGTCGAAGGGTGTCGTTTTTGGTGCGTGCGAGAGGCAATCCTTCATGGTTGATAAGAAGGCGCACATCAGGTGTCTCGCTTAATGTCTTGCGGAAAGCGCCAGGTGCGATGTACTCTGTGAATGGAAGCGGCACGCTTGCGTCGTTAAAGACTGCAGCATAGCCAGACAGGCGCATTACACCGTCGTCCTCTTGGCGCGTTTCTACTTTGCGCACTGTGAAGGTGCGGCGTTCAATCTTTTTCATCTTGCTCCTGTCTTCCCCGACGGAATCTCGCTTGGCAACTTCTCCACCAGGTTCCATATCCTCAGAGATGGAAACTGCGACCATTTGGTCGATTGCGTCTTGCTTAGTGTCGTGACAGGCGAGCGTTGTGTAACTGCCGTCCGATTCTTGCTTTACTGTCGCCCAGCTCGAGCAGTCGCTTTGCTGGTCGGAAACGAAATATGGCATTAGTTGACCTCGTAAACTGATGATGGGTTTTCGGGGTCAATCGTTGAGACCTGCTGCAACTGACCTGTTGGAACACCAGTGTGATTCATCGGTGGCAGACCCACTGCAGCAAGAACTGACTTAGGGTCAAAGCCGACTTGAATCAAGTTGGTGGCGATTTCTGTTCTGAGCTTCATACCGACGTCTTTTGCATCCTTTGAGTCGATGTTCTGCAACGGAACTCTGTATTGGTCGCCAGACTCGCCAAGAGGCGCTAGGTCTTCAACCGAGCGGACGTCGTTGAGCGACAAGAAGCCCTCATTGAGTCCCTTTGTATAAGCGTCGTAACGCTCGAGGGTAGTACCGCGAAGCAGAGCATCGAGGTTGAACTTGATAAAGCCGTCAGACTCTGGCAACAGCGCTGAGAGTGCTTGCTCCAGGCGCTCCAAGAGTGGACGAAGTGAGTGCTGAACGAATGAAAGGTTCTGTGCTTCAACTGATGCAAAGCTCATGGCGCCAGCCACTGGGTGTCCGAGTAGCGAAATCGGAACGCGGAAAAGGCGTGCGATTTCTTCGACTCCAAAACGACGCACTTCGAGAAGTTGTACATCGGCGGCGTTGAGTGTTAGCGGCTTGAATGAAGCGCCACCAGTCAAAACGCCGAGCTTGCCTGCGCGGTATGGGCCAGTGTGGCTCATGTTCCAGTTGCGGGCGATGTCCGAAATCTGCTCTTCAGTCAGTTCGCCTGGAGATTCAATAACGCCGCCTGGGTTCGCTGCATTACCAAAGTAACTCGCGGCGTAAACCTCTGCTGCCATCGCAGAGCCCAAAGTGATGCGAGCGGCCGCGATTGGACCAAGGCCCAGAAGCTGGCCTGGAAGCCTAAACATCGGAATGTGCAGTATCTCGTTCTTTGTGAGCACCATCGTCTTTGTGGACATCGGGTCAAAAGGCTGTGCGTTGTCGTAGAACTGGTTGACTGGGTCTTGTGCGTTCTGACCAAGAGTGACTATGTATTGAATCTCGCCCATTGGGTCTGGGCGGCGAATGCGGACTTGGAGTGGGTTGATGCAGTAGAGCTCTTTAACATCGCCCATGTCGTCGCGCACTGTCAAAACGAAGGCGTTGCCGTGCAGGTTTAAAGACGAAATGACTTGCTCGTAGAACTCCAAACGCGTAGCTTCAGGGTTCGGTTTTGTCACCCACTCTGGCATTTCGCCGTACACTGACGCGTATGAGATTCGAGCGCGACCTCTCCGCACGTAAGCAGAGAGAGGTAAAGAACTAATTGTATCACCTAAAAGGCGCACACAAGCATAAACGGTGGACATGCGGATTGCCGTGTCGGAATTGACGTCAACGCCAGCTGGGGTTGCATACAAAGCACGACCAGGCAAAAACGGCTCTAAGAACTGATTGTTCGACCGTTGTTCGCCTGCTTTACGCAGTCTGTTCGATAGGCTCATTTAGTGACCTTTTCTATTTCGAGTTGGTGTTGATTCTTGCGGCTGACCCAAACCATGCCGACGTCAGCGGTTGGTCTTAGCATTGAAGATTTCCAGCCGTCTGTCTCCCAGCGATGCGCATTCGAGGTGCACCAACTGCGAAAATCGAAGTCGGAAAGGTCGAACCACTCGCTTGGTTGTTGCAAATGGTGTTCAATAAACTGTGGCCCCACGTCCGTGTAGCCCAAACCAGCCAAGTACTGCAGCTGCTTTTGGTGCTCGTCCAGTGTGGCCAAAGTCCACTCGAAAGCCAATGCCCCATAGGCTCGGGTCATGCCCTTCAGAACGTTCCATTCTGCGCCCTCAACGTCTATCTTGATGAGGTCGGGGTGCCCGTACTTTGCGGCTAGCGCGTCGATAGTGATCGTGCTTGCGGAAGTTGTGGTGTAAGGCTTGCCGTTGTATGGCATTTGGTCTGACGTGAGCCAGTCCTTGTTTAGGGTGCTCAAGCCGTCTTCTTCAGCCTCATAAAACTCGACCAACTGGTCGTTGGTATCCGAAACCGCACACCTGAGCGGTGTAACGCGAGAGTCGTAGATGAAGCTCTTGACTAACTGGGCAAACACGCGAGAAGGCTCAACCGCCACGACTGTGTAGCCCAGCTGTAGCCCTGCAACTACCGCGTCGCCTCGGTTGGCGCCGATATCAAACAGAATCAAGATTCGACTCTATTGCTTTGCGGTAGTGCGGCGCTAAGTCTTTGCGTTTGATTAGCGACTGAAACAGCTGCTTGGACTCTGCAGCGCGACCAATCCACCAACCACTGACGGCTTTTTCAAACTGCAAGCGGTAGTCGTCTGGTTCTAGACCGAGACCGATTGCCGCAAAGGTGTAGCACTCTTGCCAGTTCTTTTGGCGTTCATGAAACTCCGATAAAAGAAAATATCCTTCTGCTTTGTGCGGCTGGTAGGCCACGGCTTGCAGAAGCGCGTTTGACACGGTTGCGAGTCGGTCGTTTTGGTCGTTAAAGCAGGCCGCGAGCCTGAGCAGCGAAAGGTAAACCAGGTCTTGGTGCGATTCGTAGCCGTACTCTGCAGTGCGCAAATAAAAAGAAACTGCACTCGCGGTTTGTCTGAGCTTTTCGTACTCGGCCGCAACTTGAAAGTTAAGTTCTGGGTTGAACGGGTCACGTGACAAACTGACGATGAGTGATTCAATGAGCATCGAGCGCCTCGACAATCATGTCCTCAACAATGGCTCTCGGTGTGCGCAACACAAAAGCTGCGTTGTCCTGGAATCCAAACGAAATAAGAAGGTCGCCCTCAAAAACTGCAGCGCCAACGCAAAACTCGATGTGCCCGTCTAAGAAACTAAACGGCTTGCCAAGACCGACCAAGTTAAGCTGGTCGTCCCAGATGCACAAGCGGTGACGGTAAAGGCCGTCCTTCTGCTCGAGGTAGTTTTTGAACAGGTCTACTTCGTGTGTGATGCTGATATAAACGTTGCCCCAGCGGACAAGTTGCGACCCGCCTCGTTGGTCTTTGTTCGGCTGTATGCCCTGCTTGACTGCCAGTTGAACACACTCGCTGCCTTGAAGTTCTACGACCTCGACTGGGCTGGTCCACTTGATGAACTGATTTGGTCTGTCCAAGACTGGCATCCAGTTTTTCTCGCAGTACGAATCGTCTGGTGCTGGTGCTGGAATGCGCGTGCGCTTGGTTTCTTTTGCGCTCCAGTTTGATTTGTCAATCTTGATGACCGACTTCTCCATGCGACCGACACCGCTTGTGGTTGTGTCTCTACGAACCCCAATAATGCAGTATCCGTCGTCCCACTGCACCAGTCTGGCATCTTCAAGCCCTACAAAGTCCCAAATCGGTGCGTGCAGTTCAAGCATCTCAACCTTGGCGTGGTCAGTTATTTCAAGGTCTGAGTTCAACCTGCAGATGTAATTCTCTGTGACCAGTCGCTGGTCTTTTTCTGGATGTAAGTAGCCAAGTGGGCCCCACCGAGACGGGAATCGCTGGCTAGCTTCTGCGTGGTAAAGCGTGTAGTTCACATGACGCAGATTGATGAGTATGTCGCCGTCAGAGTCCACAAAAACTGACGGGTTCATCAAGCCTGTGCCCGACGTAAGCCCCTCTGAAATGACGAGTGGCGCTAGCTTGCCGCCATGTTCTACTGCCTTCTGTACTAAGTTCATTGGTCCCCCGACCTTTGGTACTTTACTCGGCTGCTGGAAGTGCTGCCAATTCACCCTGGTGGGTTGTAATTGCAGCTTCAAGAATTACTAAAGACTTTTGAGCGTTTGCAACGCCTTCTTGATCATCTAGTGATGCACAAGTTGTTTCATTAAGTGTGTGCTGGTATGCCTCTGATGCGAACTGAGCGATGCGTTGTTCTAGGATGCTGCGCTTTTGCTCATCTGTTAGTAGTGCTGCGTAATCTATTGCCATTTTATTCTTCCCCCTTCAGGGTTTGTTCGGTT